ATACAATACAACTACCACTTATAGCACTAGTAAAGCAACATCAACTAGTAGAACAACAACAGTAAGCACAAGTAAATCAACTGCTAGAACAACAACAATAAGCACGAGTAAAACTACGACTACAACTTATAATACTAGTAGAAGTACGCAAGAACAAAGAACTACAACTGTATCAACTAGTAAGAATACTACTACAACGTACAACACTAGTACAGCAACAACTACTACTTATAACACTGCTACAACAACAATATATACTACAAACACAGTATTCAATACTAGCACGACTACTACGTTTAATACAACGACTATAGTATCAACAAATAAAAACACAACTGAGAGTAGAAGCACAACAACTGCTTATACAACTACTACAACGTTTAATACTACTAAGTCAACAACAACTACGTTTAATACTAGTACAACAACCACGTTTAATACTACTACAACTTATAATACTAGTACTGTAACTACGTTTAATACTACGACAACATTTAATACGTCTACAGCTACAACAACAACTTTTAATACTAGTACTAACACTGTATACACTACAACTCAAATAACGATGAAGTTGACTGATGGTGTTTTTACAACATCTAGAAATACAACTAGAACAACAAACACTATAACAATAACTGTTTTTAATACTAGTACAACAACTGTTGTGTCAACGAGTAGATCTACTAATACTGTTTATAATACTAGTACAGTAACCGTGTTTAATACAAATACTACTTATACAACAGCTTATAATACTAGCACAAGTACAACTACTACATTTAACACTAGTAGATCAACAGTGGTATCAACAAATAGGACTACAACTGTATCTACATCAAAAAATACATCTTTGCAGAATACAGCAAAAGATACAACAACTGTATATACAACAGTTTATAACACTAGTACTATAACAAGTAAAACTACTATAACAGTTTACAATACAAGTACATCAACAACTGTATCAACGTCTACAACAACTAATACTGTTTACAACACTAGTACTAACACGGTAACAACTTTTAATACAACAACAACATTTAATACTACTAAAGCAACTAATACTAATCATAGTACTGTTTACAACACGAGTACGTCGACAGCTTTTAATACGTCAACAGCTACTTTAACAAGTTTTAATACAACTACTACATTTAATACAACTTACAGTACAACAACTGGACCTTGGGCTAGTTTTAATCAGTTTGGCCAATTAGGTGATAATGCTTTTGAAGATAACAACGAAGCATAGTTAGAAAGGTGCTAAAATGTGTGACTATAGTACTATAACAAATTAAATTTAATTATATGGAAATGTTTAATAAGCAGGAGCTTAAGAAAAGAATAGGCCCTCTTAAAAAAAATGACAGTCTATACGACTTAGAACAAGTAGAGGGATATGTCATTAGAAAATGCCAGGAAAATGGCTTAGAACATAGTTATGATGTAATGGCAGAAGAAATGCCTTACTTTAAAACTATGGCATACACTGAGTATGGAGGTAATTTTTATCTTCAACCTTTAAATTTTAAAATGCGTAACGAACAAATGATCGACGCTTGGCACGATAACGAAAGTGAAGTGCTAGACTATTCTTCTTGGTTAGTTAAAAAAGTTGTTGAAAGCAACGCTAACAAGTATAAACACAGAAAAGAAGAATTGGACAGATTTCCTCCTAAGGACTATTTAATAATTTTACCGGGTTCTAACAAACTTAGAGAAAATGTTTGCTTAAATAGATTAAAGCACATTGTAAACACCCATGGTAATAATGTTTTATTCAAACCACACCCTATAACTACACATCAAATAATTGGTGAGTTAAAAGACTTTTTTGGTGAAGAAAATATTCTTCCTAAAAATGTAGATATGTACCATTACATGCAGAAAGCTAAAGGCGTTTATTCAACTCACATAAGTGAAAGCCCTTTATTTGCTGGTGTATTAGGTAAGCGTATAGAACCTGTGGATGTTTGGAACGACATACAAAGAGGCTCCTTCTATTGTATAAATAGTTTCCTGTATCACAATCAAGACAACATAGTGGAATACGTGAATAAGACATTTTCTAGTTACAAATCTGGTATTATAAATCCAGATGTAGATAAAGACTGGAAAACTAAAGTCGATAAGTATATAGACTATATATGCGAAAAAAGAGATAGATATAAAAACTGGTATATATCTTCACCAGCAAAGAAGAAGTAAATTTTAATTAAATAATAATTATGGCAACATATAAGAAAAAACCTAAGGCAATAGATTTAAAACCTAAATCTGTAACAGAAGAAGAATTAAAAGTAATAAGACAATTTGTAGACATGTTAAATCAGTTACAAATTAAAATTGGTGGATTAGAGTTTCAAAAGAAATCACTTTTAGACCAAATCGAAGTTACGCAGAGAAACTTATACAATAACAACGATAAGCTAAAAGAAAAATACGGTGATGTATCTGTTAATATTCAGGACGGAACTATAAAACCATTACCTAAAAATGAAAAATCTAATTAGAAAAATAAGTATAGGTAAAGACTATAAAAATGAAGCTATGCACTATTCCGTAGGCCAAGAGGTCTACGGTGGTCATACGATTTGTGATATAATAGAAGAAGACGAAAAGTTTAGTATTTATATTATGAAAAAAGAAGAGGTCTTACCGTGGAAAGATTTTAATAAAAACATGGCAATAGCCGTAGAATATAACTTAGAGTATTGATGCAAGGGTTATTTAACTTTGTAGTTAAACCAAAAGGATCAAGATATAATAACGTAAAAAAAATAGGTGATAAAGAGCTTATATTAAATGCTGAAATATTTAATCATCAATACGTTAATAGAGAAGCTATAGTTATTTCTTTGCCTAAAGTTGTTAAAACAGATATAAAAGTAGGTGACACTGTTATTATACACCATAATGTATTTAGAAGATGGCACGATCAACAAGGTGTAGAAAAAAACAGTAGATCTTATTTTAAAGAAGATAAATATTTTGTCAGCTCAGATCAAATATTTTTATATAAACAAAAAGGTAAGTGGTCAAGTCAAACTGATTATTGCTTTGTAAAACCTTTACAGTCAGACAATATATATGACGATAAAGAAAAACCATTAACAGGTGTTGTTAAATATACTAACAAACATTTAAATATAAACGAAGGTGATTTAATAGGTTTCACACCTAATAGTGAATATGAGTTTGTAATTGATGGTGAAAGATTATATAGGGTTTTATCTAAATTTATTACAATCAAATATGAATATCAAGGAAACGAAAAAGAATATAATCCAAGCTGGACATAGAGCTGTTGATGAATTAATAAAGGTTGCAAAAGAACCTATAGTAGAGACAGACGATGATATATCAGCTGATCGATTAAAAAATGCAGCTGCAACTAAAAAGCTGGCTATATTTGATGCTTTCGAGATATTAAATAGAATACAAGATGAGCAGGACATGTTAGATAACAAACCTAAAAAAGAAGAAGAAAAGTCTACTTTTGGTGGTTTTGCAGAAAGAAGATCTAAATAATGTACGAGCAAAGTTTATATAAGGTTATAGAACCCATTAAAATAAACACTATAAAAAGGCTTAACAAAAAGAAAGCCTGGAAGTATGGTTACAACAAAGAGCATGATGTTGTTGTTGTAAGTAAAACTGGTAAGATCGGTGAGGTGTATAGCATACAGAATTTAAAAATAGCATTGCCGAAGGCAACTGGTGTTAATAAATTTGAAAGTGATAAATGGGAGGTTACATCACAACCTAAAGCTTTATCTCGTTTAAAAACGATATTTGATTGGAAAGATATACCAAAAGAGTTTAAGGAAAAACATATAGATTATATAGAAGAAGAGTTTAAAAGAAGAGAAGAAGGTTTTTGGTTTTACAATAAAGGAAAAGCTACTTATATAACTGGTACTCATTATATGTATCTACAATGGTCAAAGATTGATGTTGGCCAACCTGATTTTAGAGAAGCAAATAGATTATTTTATTTGTTTTGGGAAGCTTGTAAAGCTGATACTAGATGTTATGGTATGTGTTATCTTAAGAATAGACGATCTGGCTTTTCTTTTATGGCATCAGGAGAGTTAGTTAATATGGCTACAATATCAAGTGACGCTAGATTAGGTATATTATCTAAAACTGGACCAGATGCTAAAAAAATGTTTACTGACAAGGTTGTACCTATATCAGTTAACTATCCTTTCTTTTTTAAACCGATTCAAGATGGTATGGATCGACCTAAAACAGAATTAGCATACAGAGTTCCAGCTTCTAAATTAACTAGAAGAAAGATAGAAGCAGGTAGTGACGATCATGATTTACAAGGATTAGACACTACTATTGATTGGAAAAATACAGGTGATAATAGTTATGATGGTGAAAAGTTAAAACTGTTAGCTCACGATGAAAGTGGTAAGTGGGAAAGACCTAATAATATATTAAACAATTGGCGTGTTACAAAAACATGTCTTAGATTAGGTAGTAGAATTATTGGTAAGTGCATGATGGGATCAACGAGCAATGCTCTTGACAAAGGAGGTGATAACTTTAAAAAACTGTATAATGGATCAGATGTTACAAAAAGAAACAGAAATGGACAAACAAGTACAGGACTCTATAGTTTGTTCATACCTATGGAATGGAACTACGAAGGATTCATTGATTCTTATGGAATACCTGTATTTGACACACCGGAAGAGGAAGTTAAAGGGCCTTATGGAGAATATATCGATACAGGCATCATCGAACACTGGCAAAATGAAGTCGACGGCTTAAAAAATGATGGAGATGCTTTAAATGAATTTTATAGGCAATTTCCTAGAACTGAAGAGCATGCTTTTAGAGATGAAACACAAAACAGTATATTTAACTTAGCAAAAATATACGAACAAATAGATTACAACGAAGAGTTAAATGCACCATTAACGAAAGGTAATTTTCAATGGGTTAATGGTATTAAAGACAGTAAGGTTATATTTTATCCAGATGCAAAGGGTAGATTTAAGGTTAGCTGGACACCTAAGTTTGAGTTACAAAATAGACATATAATAAAAAATGGAATTAAATATCCTGCTAACGAACACATGGGTTCATTTGGATGTGACTCTTATGATATATCTGGCACTGTTGATGGTAAAGGATCTAAAGGTGCTTTGCACGGGCTAACAAAATTTAGTATGGAAGATTGTCCTCCTAACTCTTTCTTTTTAGAGTATATAGCTAGACCTCAGACCGCTGAGATCTTCTTTGAGGACGTTCTAATGGCACTTGTGTTTTACGGGATGCCTATACTAGCGGAAAATAATAAACCGCGTCTATTGTATTATTTAAAAAGGCGAGGTTATAGAGGTTATTCTATGAATAGACCTGATAGAACTTGGAACAAGTTATCCACAGCTGAAAAAGAAGTAGGTGGTATACCAAACTCAAGTGAAGATATTAAACAAGCTCACGCGGCTGCTATTGAAATGTATATACAAGATCATGTTGGTAAAAAAAGAGACGGATCTCATGGTGATTTATATTTTAATGAAACATTACAAGATTGGGCTAAGTTTGATATAAACAACAGAACAAAATATGATGCTGCAATAAGTTCGGGACTAGCTATAATGGCTTGCAATAGACATTTATATAGACCACACGCAGATATAAAGAAACAAAAACTAAACATAAACATATCAAGATATAAAAACAAAGGTATGCACTCAAAACTAATAGATTAAAAAAATGGCAGAATCAATATCAAAAGGTTATTTTCCAAGTCAGGTTGTTAGCGACTCTGAGAAGATCGGACGTGACTACGGTTTAAAGGTTGCCAAAGCTATAGAAGCGGAATGGTTTAAACGTGATTCTGGTACTAATAGATTTTATAACAACCAAAACGAGTTTCATAAATTAAGGTTATACGCTAGAGGCGAACAGTCGATACAAAAGTATAAAGATGAATTATCTATAAACGGTGACTTGTCTTATCTTAATTTAGACTGGAAGCCAGTACCTATTATACCTAAATTTGTTGATATTGTAGTTAATGGTATGGCTGAAAGAACATATGATATAAAAGCATATTCTCAAGATCCTTACGGTATGAGTAAAAGAACTGAGTATATGGAATCTATAATGAGAGACATAGAAACTCAAGAGCTTATAAAATTTGCTCAAGAATCTTTAGGTATAAACTTACAGGAAAATCCACCTGAAAAACTACCAGATAGTGAAGAAGAGTTAAACTTACACATGCAACTTAGTTACAAGCAAGAGGTTGAGTTAGCGGAAGAGCAAGCTATAGCAACTATATTAAGTGGTAATAAATTTGAAGAAACAAGAAAAAGACTATTCTATGACTTAACAACTATTGGTATAGCTTGTGTAAAAGATAAATTTACAACAGCTGAAGGTATTAAAGTTGAGTATGTAGATCCTGCAAATATAGTTTACTCTTATACTGAAAACCCTTATTTTGATGATATATATTATATTGGTGAAGTAAAGACAATACCTATAAATGAATTAAAAAAAGAGTTTCCTAATTTAGATGAAGAGCAACTGTTAAAAATAAAAAAGCAACCTAATCAAAAATCTAACTTTAGGTATACTACAGCTAGCACTAACGATAACAATGACAATAACACTGTAGAAATATTATACTTTAATTATAAAACTTACATGAACGAGGTTTATAAGGTTAAAGATACTATGAGTGGTGGTAGTAAAGTTATATTAAGAGATGATACTTTTGATCCACCAATACAAGAAATGGTTGGACAGTTTGAAAAAATAGAAAGATCATTAGAGGTTTTATACGAAGGAGCTTTAGTTTTAGGTACAGACAAATTACTTAAATGGGAAATGTCTAAAAATATGATGAGACCTAAGAGTGATTATACTAAAGTTAAAATGAACTATAACTTAGTTGCTCCTAGAATGTATAAAGGTAAGATTGAATCTTTAGTAAAACGTATAACTGGTTTTGCTGATATGATTCAATTGACTCATTTAAAAATACAACAAGTATTATCAAGAATGGTACCAGATGGTATTTATTTAGATGCCGATGGTTTAGCTGAAATAGATTTAGGTAACGGAACTAATTATAATCCACAAGAAGCATTGAACATGTTTTTTCAAACTGGTTCTGTAATAGGTAGATCGTTTACATCAGAAGGAGATATGAATCCTGGTAAGATACCTATTCAAGAAATAACAAGTGGTAACGGTGGTGGTAAAATACCTGTGTTAATACAGAATTACAACTACTACATGCAAATGATTAGAGATACAACCGGTTTAAACGAAGCTAGAGATGGTAGTACTCCTGATTCTAGAGCTTTAGTTGGTGTTCAGAAATTAGCTGCTGCTAATAGCAATACTGCTACTAGACATATATTAAACTCTGGTTTATATCTTACAGCTGAACTAGCTGAGTCAATATCATTAAGAATATCTGATATATTAGAATACTCACCAACAAAAGAAGCTTTTATACAAAAAATAGGTGGTCACAATGTTGGTACTCTAGAAGATATAGCTAGTTTACATTTATATGATTTTGGTATATTTTTAGATATATCTCCTGATGAAGAAGAAAAATCACTTCTTGAGAACAACATACAGGTTGCTTTAGGTCAACAAATGATAGATCTTGAAGATGCTATTGATTTAAGAAATATTAAAAATGTCAAGCTAGCTAATGAATTGTTGAAAGTAAGAAGAAAAAAGAAAAGAGAAAGAGATGAGTTGCTACAACAAAAAAATATAGAAACACAAGCAAATGCTAATGCACAGGCTCAAAAAGTAGCCGCAGAAGCTGAAGTACAAAAACAACAAGCTTTAATGCAAAGTACAATGCAGCTTGAAGAAGCTAAGATGATGTTAGGTCAAAAGAAAATGCAACAAGAAGCTCAAATTAAAAAAGAACTTATGAATCATGAGTTTATGATTAATATGAGGTTAAAAAACATGGAGCTTAACATAGGTAAACAAAAAGAAATAAACAAAGAAGATCGTAAAGACGAAAGAACTAGAATACAAGCTAGTCAACAATCTGAGTTAATAGATCAAAGAAATAACAATAAAGCACCTAAAAAGTTTGAATCAATGGGTAATGATAGTTTAGGTAACCTAGGTAATCTAGGTAGTTTTGACCCAAGATAATAATCGTTTAATTTTATAATATTATATTATGGCAGAAAAAGAAAAGCCGCAAGAGGTTGTTGAAGAAATCCAACCTGTTGTGCAAGAACAAGCAGCAATCAAAGATAGTGAAACTATAACTGATGCTAAAATCGAAGCTCCTATAAAAGAGGGTGGAGATATGAAAATGAAAGAAAAACCTAAAAGACCAAAGCAATTAGTCAACCAAGATGAAGACGATATTGTTAAAGTTGATCTTTCAAAAAAAGAAGAAGTTACTCCTGTGGAAGAAACAGAGGTAAAAGATACACCTGTTGTTGAACAAGAGGTTAAAGAAGAAGAAGAACAAACTTCAGTAGTTGAAGAGATTACAAACGAAGAAGTTGAAGAGCAAACAGAAGAACTACAAGAACAAGTAGAAGAAGCTGTGCAAGAAGCTCAAGAGACAGCTGAACCGTTACCAGAAAACATACAAAAAGTTGTAGACTTTATGAATGAAACTGGCGGAAGCTTAGAAGAATATGTTAGATTAAATCAAGACTATTCTAATAAAGATGATAAATCTCTGTTAAAAGAATACTACAAACAAACAAAACCTCATTTAAATGATGATGAAATTGGTTTCTTAATGGAAGACAATTTTGAATATGATGAAGAAGTTGATGAGGAAAGAGAAATAAAAAGAAAAAAATTAGCGCTAAAAGAGCAAGTTGCCAGTGCTAAAAGCCACTTAGACGGGCTAAAGTCTAAATATTACGAGGAAATTAAAGCTGGAAGCAGGTTAGCGCCTGAGCAAAAGAAAGCAATTGATTTCTTCAACCGTTACAATCAAGAAGCAGAAACTACACAAAAGGTAGTTCAGGAACAACAAACCAACTTTTTAAATAAAACCAACGAGGTTTTTAACGATAAATTCAAAGGTTTTGAATATAATATCGGTGAAAAAAAGTTTAGGTTTAATGTAAAAGATAGTGACAAGATTAAAAATGACCAAAGCGATATTAACAATTTTATTAAGAAGTTTCTTGATAAAAATGAAAATATGAAGGATGCTACGGGTTATCATAAATCTTTATTCACTGCTAATAATCCTGACGCTGTAGCGAAACACTTTTACGAACAGGGCAAAGCAGATGCTATCAAGGATAGTATAGCTAAGTCTAAAAATATTAACATGGATCCTAGGGAAGCACAGTCAAATGTGATACCTACTTCCGGTTGGTCTGTAAAAGCTGTTCCTGGTGATTCAGTTTCTGATTTCAAGATTAAGATTAGAAAATAAACATTAACTTAATTTAAAAACATTTAATTATGGGATTAGCTGGAACTGGCGCGGAGTTATCGCACTTAACGCCTAGACCGAATAAAACTTTATTTGGTTCAAATTATTTATCAATCGCTGGCAACGACTTTAATTTCACAAAACAATTCCTACCGGAAGTTTATGAAAAAGAAGTTGAAAGATATGGAAACAGAACTATTTCTGGTTTCTTATCTATGGTCGGTGCTGAAATGCCTATGGCTTCTGACGAGGTCGTATGGTCTGAACAAGGTAGAATTCACGTTGCTTACGACGATGTTGTAGGTACTGATGTTTCTGCAAACTTACTAACATTTTCTGCTGCTCACTTACTAAACGTTGGCGATACTATTATCGTTAGCAAAGGTGGTGCAACATTAAAATGTTACGTATCTGCTGTACCAAGCTCAACTACAATTACTGCACAACCTTACACTGTTGCTGATTTATCAAGCATCGGTTCTGATAGTGTTGCTGGAGTAAAAGTATTTGTTTACGGTTCAGAATATGCAAAAGGATCAAGCAACGCTGGTAACAAAAAAGATGCAACATTTACTTCTTTCTCGAATAAACCAATTATTCTAAGAGACAAGTACAGTGTAAATGGATCTGACACTGCTCAAATTGGGTGGGTCGAAGTTGCTACTGAAGCTGGTACTTCTGGATACTTATGGTACTTAAAATCTGAGCACGAAGCAAGAATTAGATTTGAAGATCAATTAGAAATGGCTATGATTGAAGCTGAGAAAAAAGCAGGAGCATCTGCTATTTCTGCTTCAGGTATTTCTGGATCTGAAGGTCTTTTTGCTGCTATTAGCTCAAGAGGATTAGTATACAATAACGCTGATTTTGATGACGGTATCTCCGGTGGAGTTCACGTTGGACTTGCTGAATTTGATAGCATCTTACAAGAGCTTGATAAGCAAGGATCAATTGAAGAAAACATGATGTTCTTAGACAGAGCTACGTCTCTATCTATTGATAACATGCTTGCTGCTCAAAATTCTTACGGATCTGGTGGTACTTCTTACGGAGTATTCAACAACTCTGAGGAAATGGCGTTAAATTTAGGTTTCTCTGGTTTCAGAAGAGGTTCTTATGACTTCTACAAAACTGACTGGAAATACTTAAATGATTCAACTACTAGAGGACTTGTAGCTGATATTGAAGGTGTTATCGTTCCTGCTGGAACTTCAACAGTTTACGATCAGATTATGGGTAAAAACATCCAAAGACCATTCTTACACGTTAGATACAGAGCTTCTGAAGCTGACGACAGAAGAATGAAATCATGGATCACTGGTTCAGTTGGAGGTAACTATACAAGCGACGAAGATGCAATGAACGTACATTTCTTATCTGAGAGATGTTTATGTGTTCAAGCAGCTAACAACTTTGTATTGTTAAAATCTACTGATGGTATCCAAGGATAATCAATAGTACTTAAAAGGTAAGGGTGCTTCGGCACCCAACCCTTTTATTTTTTTTATAAACTTTTTAATTATATTATATTATGTCACAAGTAAAACAAGCCGT